AATAAATGTTGCGTGCCAAACATCTTAACTGTCGGTCCTTTTCAGCCAAACTGGGTGTGAAGTCAGCGCTGCTCATCAGTGTGGCTGCATGACTGTCAAAATATTGTTCGGTGTATTTGGCCAGTACGATTCCAGTTGCTACAGCAAGAGCCGTAAACATTGCTACCTTGACCAAAAACACAGTGGCTGATGTGGCAACTTCTGTTGCTCTTATTGTCATATTCTTACTCCTTTTTATGAGTAGTAGTTTATATACCAAACTCCTTACAGTATATAAAACACATACAGAACTGCAATAACTGAGTGTATTATAGTGTTTTTTGCACAGAAAACCTAAATTTTAGGTTATTTTTTTTACAAAACACCTTGTATTTCAACACCGGCCTGTTGTAAAAATAAATCGTTTTTACCAGTATCCAAAACTGCTCTGGCTGTTTCGCCGCCTACATTGTCTTGGGTCAATCCATACAACATGTAGTCTGTGGCAATGTTGGCAGTGTCGGCAGCATAGCCTGGCAGGCTTTGTACAAAACTCAATGTTGAGTTGTTGTCTCCATAAGAAGAAATTTCAATGTTGGCCTTGTTGTAGTTTAAAAACTCATAATAGATGTTGGTAGTAAAAGCATCATAATTTGTGTTGATTTGATTTACAATTGCAGGCAAGTTACCAGTGGTATCGCTTACAATTGTGTTGATCAATGTATAGTATTCTTCTTTTTTGTTTTCCAATTGAGTTTGCCAAGTTTCCAAAGACTGTGACTGTTCTGCTGCGGTAAGAGGTTGAAAAGCAGACAGCCTACTAATTTCTGTAAAAGTATCTCTAATCTGTGGACCATATTCAGTGGCAAACAATTGGGATATACCTTCATTTACTGCGTTCATCAAAGTATTTTGATACCCAGAAGCAGTGCCAATAACTTGCAGCACTGTGACTGGTTCATTGTTGGCACCAAAAGGCAAAAAGTGTCTGAGACTGTCTATGGCTTCTTGGGTTACCAAAGTATTTCCAGATAACGCTTCAACATTGCTGGCCACATCTGCTTGTATACTGTTGATTAAATCTGCTATTTCTCCGCCGTTGGTCAGAACCAAATTAGGTGCTCTGTTTACAAAATCCCTTCCCACGGCTGCAAAATCAGCAAACACGCTGTCGTTGGGTAGGCCACTGGCTCTATCAATACGCACATAGTCCAACGGGTTGGCAATGTTGGGAATGTTACTGCCTAACACTTCTTGGATTGTTTCCAAATCTGCAGTATTTCTAATTTGTAACAACTGTTCGGTTATAAAATCAGTGTATAAACTATTGCCTATATCTTCAAAATTTACGCCGGCCGCGTATAAGTTGGTGCTGAGATTGTTGATGTAGCCTAGGCCGTTGTCAATCAAAACTTCTGCCACAGCATTAGCAGTGCCAAAGTAGGGTTCAGCAGCATTGTTTTTTGCTGTGATAAGACTGGCCATGTTTCCAATATTTCTAAATGCTGTGACCAAGGCTGAACCAATTTTGTATTGATCAAATCCCTGTGTGCTTAAACCTTCCAGACTGTCTGCACCGTAATAGGCCAAGTCAGTGGTTTCTGCCTTCTTGAGTGCAACAAGATAATTGTTGCACAACGTGACCCAACTCACTGCGCTTCCAAAAACATTTTGAAAATAAAATTGATCCCATTGATTACTGCCGCTCACTCGATATAGTTGTATGTCTGTGTAATAAACTGCATTTCCGGGTACGTCAGTGAATTTTTCTGGCATAACACCAGTAAGTGCTGGCATGGGTGTATTGGCACCAAAAATGTCACCACTGGGATTTCTGTAGTAGGTTTTAAAATAACCTTCATGGTAGGGTTTCAGTTGACCATTCTCTATAGTAAAATCTCCGGTGCCTAACTGCATTGCCACCATGTTGCCCTGTGAACTTAAACTGCCGTTATACACACCGCTGTTGGCCACAATAGGTATAATTGGCGCTCTACTACCACCATCATATCCGCCGCCATCATAATTAAAACCTGGTCCACAATAACTACCATCACTACCGAAACTGCCTGCACTGCAGGTGCCGCCATCAACACTTGCACTATTTGTGCCGCTGCTGCCCCCAGATGGACCTACACCTGTGCCGCCACCGACAGCTGACGGACCGCTACCAGGATCCCCCCAATAAATAGGTATCCCAAATGGTCCTACAAAATCATTGTTGGCCAAGTCCTGATCATAAAAATCTGTATCGATTAAGTACTGTTGCGCTTCAGTGGTTATATAAACAAGTTTGTGTACCGGAGCACCAGGAGTACGATCTATAAAATAAAATGGTGCTTGAGCGACAAGAGGATCTGGCGTGGCTCCTAAAAATTGAACTCTAATTGCAGGCCCAATGAAATCTACATCAGCACGGACGCCGTTTACACCAATAATAGGTTGACTGGGATAAACATAGTCCGGAAAATTGCTTTGAATAAGATTGTATTCGTCTTCGGTGATATAAGCCAATATAGCAAGTTTTCCGTAATCCCAAAAAACTTTTCTTGGAACATTAATTGGAAGTGTAGCACGACTGTACCAATTGCCATTTATGTTGACAGCACCGTCCCGATTTATATCTACATTAAAAATTCCAGCCATGTTGTTTACTTTCTTTAGGCCAGTGCTGTAGTAGTAGGGCCAAAATTACCCAAGGAGTCAAAGCCTTGACTGCCCTGTAAACCTGCGTGAGTAAACCCAGCATCAGACACTGTAAAACCACTGATTTCACCACCACCATAGTCGCCGCCGGCGCCACCAGACGCACTGCCACCTACTACTGTACCGTAAAATGCCCATGTACCTGCTGCAACTTCAATGCCTGGTCCCAGAAGAATTTGTTCAAGTCTATTTTCATCTGGGCCACAATCAGGTGCTCGACGTAATAGATAGACATCTGATCCTTTGTATATGTAAGCAATACCTTCGTTGATATCGTAGTTGAGATCAGGCACTCTAGGTAATCCTGTTCTTGAGTCAATGTCAAATGGTGTAAGTTGCCCTGGATCTGAATAAGTTTTCATAGTTTCCAAAAAGGCCTGATTGATAGCAAAAGGAGGTGGATTACCTACTGCTAGAAAATTTGCTAAATTTAATTGCAACGGATTCAGCCCACCGTTGGTAATGGCCGGTGTCGATCCTTGGTAGACGTCTGATGGTTCTGCCATGTCTTTTCCTTCTATTATGCGTTCAGCAATTCGTCGCCAGTGTCTGGTGCTGTTTCTGGATTTTCTTCTGGGCTGGATCCGGTACCAATGCGAACATTTTTACTTGCGGTACGAACTCCATGACCACAAGTACCAAGATCACCTTTGAGTACTGGATAAACTCCGTTGATTTTGACCCTGAACCCTTCAGCCTGTTTGCCAGGAACTTTTCCGCCGCAGTGACTGGGCGGACATTTGGGTTTTTTACAGCAAGGATGTGGAGTATATTGAATATTATTCAACGCCACTGGGCGGCCGTTGACAAATACATTTTTACTGAACTCTGTGGTAATGATACCACCCGGACCGTATGTATCACCTGTTCTGGCTATTCCTGGCATAATGCTTCCTTATACCATATTTATGGCAATAATATAGGTCTATTTTGCAATACTGGCCTTGGGTGCTAATTCAAATCCTGTGGTTGTTTTCCAGTAGTGGCTGTGTAATTCAGGCACTGTTTCTGCGTGAAGTAGCACACTGTTTTTGCTTAAGTCCATGTTGGCATCAATTTTGCCGGTAAACAGGGCCTGCATTAGGCCAATGCCCTGCTGACTGGGCACTACCACACAGGGACGTTTTATAGTCCAGCCAAAAGTTGTGCTGTCTACAATTTCTGCCACGATTTCATCGCCGTTGGCCAATTTAAAACTGGCCAAATCACCTTTTGCATATTGTTGTTGATTGTTGACTAGCATTATACGGCGGCCTTTTCACGTAGTTCGTCTTCAGTAAGTTTTTGTAGTCCTTGAAAACCACCTTGCACAAACAACTCACCGTCTTTGTAGATCTGCGGCACTGTTCTGTGCCCTTCAGACACAATGAATTCTCTTGCTTCGGGTTGTTGTTCTATGTTAATTTCTTCGAACTCGATTCCTTTTAGTGTCAGCAAGTTTTTTGCCTGTACACAAAAAGGACAATTATTTTTTGAATATACTGTCAGCATTTTGTTTCCTCTATTTTATTATATACCATTGTGTACATCTGCTGTTGAATTTCTTGTTTTAGTTCGTGCAGTCTGTTGTGATTGTGTTCAAGCACTGGTTTGATTTTTTCGTACACTGATCGGTAATTTTCTTTCTGTAAAGCTTCGACCTGTTTCCAGGCATAATGAAAACGTTTTGCAGGATCGTGTAGTTTGTCATAAGTTTCGTCGATGACCTGGCCAAATGTTTCAAATCCCAACTTCCTTAGAAATTTAAGAAACTCTGGTGATGAAAAAGTAATAAACAATCTTTTTGCAAATATTGGTTTAGCAGTTTTTTCAGTAACAAAAGTTGCATAATCTCCATGTGTTTCGCAAACTAGACTGTATTTGGTCTGCTCATACATTTTCCAAGGTATAATTTCACTGACCCATCTTTCTAAAGTGTCTCTTACTTCCCATTCGGGTTTCATGTTTGCACTGACGTAGGGATATAATAAATCCTGTCCGTTTAGGATTTTTTCAATCTCGAGATTTGTGTTGTCGTCGTACTTGGGTGCTGTAAAAAGATCTCTGTAATTTACAATGCTGTTGTTGATCAACCCTGTGGTTTGCATTTTGGCCATCACATAATCTCTGTGTGGTTTTCTGGCACCAAGCAATACGTCAAAGTCAAACGGTTTGTCGTAACGATTGTTTGTGTCTTGAAATGTGTTTTGATTTACTATGTTAAACATCCACCATGGACGATAAAGTGCATTGGCAGGAATCTCAAAATTTTCCATACTACCAAATGCCAACAGATAGTTGCGTATTTGCATTTTGTCTATCCATTTGTGAATTTCGTTTATGTGATTGGTTTCAATGTCACTGATCAACAACAAATCAAATTTTTGATAGTCAATGGGGTCTAGTTTGTAAGATTCTAAATCTTCAAATTCAAAAGGCAAAGTGGCAATGCTAAATGGTTGTGCTAGACAGGCTTCTAGATCATGACTGGGCTTGAATTCACTTTGATTTTTGAAGGGATAATCAAACCAGTCTACGTAGCCATCATTTATTTGTATTTTGTTGTATACCAGTATTTCTTTCATAAGAAATGTTTTACTTTGTTAAATATTTTTTCAAAATCAACAACTGTTTCTGTAGTCCAATCAAATCTTATACTATCTTCAAGATTGGGACAGGCATCACAAACACAATTAAATTCACTTGTACAATTACCAATGTCATTGATGTTAGTGTATGTATATCTTTTTTGTTCCAGCATGACAACTTCTCTTTGTGTCATTGTCCAATTGCCAAGAAATTCATATTCACTGAACCACTTGAGGCCATCGTGTCGTTCTGGTGGAACACCATTGATAATTGCGTCAAAACAATCAATGGCATTTCTGGTTTCCAGTCTGTGTTTAAGGGACAGCCAATCCTCTTTGAATGTAGGCATAAATTCTGATACAAAGCAGTGCGGGGTTTGTCTCTGTATGCCTAAACTGTTTTCCAGTACTTGATAATATCCAGGACTGTGTGTTTCGTTGGGCAGTATAAAAAACTTGGGTTTGCCTTGTTCCAAACAATGGTATGGTGTAATACTAAAACTGTCTGGATCTTGTATAAGAATTACATCTGCATCAATGTAATCCAGGCTTGCCAGTTTTAAGGCCTGCTGATAAAGCCAACTTCCACGATAGTCATCATCAAACCACCAATTACGCAAGGTAGGATATCGACTGTCCATTTCACTGTCGTGAACATATTTAAATCGTGAAGTATCTAAATACTGCGATAAAACTCTATCCAACCACGGCACTTCGCAGTTGGTGAAAATATAAGTTTCGTCGATGTCTTCTAAGTATTTGTCAAATTGTAAACTTAAACATGTGTGGCTAATTCGATATCCGGCAACAAATAATGCTCGAACAATTTTCAAAGACTAAATCCTTTAAATGTATCTGTATCAACGTCTTGCTTGGTACCACCAATAACGTAACTTGAAATTTCTGTTTCCTGTGGAGCCACTTGTACTTCTGCACCTGCAATCCATTTAGCAGTCCAAGGCAATGGATTACTGCCAGGTTTGATACCGCAATTTAAACCAACTGCAGTCATACGCTTGCAGGTCAGCCAGTCCACATAGTCGCTGAGTAGTTTGGCGTTCAAACCAATCATCGAACCATCTTTGAACAAGTATTCAGCCCAACGCTTTTCTTGTTCGGCAGCACTCAAGAACATTTGTTCGCATTCCGCAACAGTTTCGGACTTGATTTTTGCAAAATCACTGTCGTCTTGTGGTAACAATTTTATAAGGGTCTGCGTTGAACCTAAATGTATGTTTTCGTCTCTTGCGATAAGTTTGATAATTTTAGCATTACCTTCCATCTTCTTCAGTTCTGCAAAAGCCCACGAACAAGCAAAACTTACATAGAAACGAATGCCCTCGAGTGCATTGACTGAGTTTAGACACAACCATAGTTTTTTCTTCAGTTCATACATGTCAATTGTGACTACTTGACCGTTTACTGAATGTGTGCCTAAACCCAAATAACTGTAGGCCGTTGCTGCATCAATGAAATCGTCATAGTACTTGCTGATGTCTTTGGCACAGTCAAGTATTTCTGGAACTGTGGTCAGTTCATCAAAAACCTTGCTGGGATCACTGTAGACATTACGAATAAGGTGTGTGTAACTGCGACTGTGAATAGTTTCGTTAAAAGCCCAGGTCTGAATCCAAGTTTCCAGTTCAGGAATACTTACTACAGGCAAAAATGCCATGTTAGGACTGCGTCCTTGTACACTGTCAAGCAAGATCTGTCGCTTAAGGTTGCTGGTAAAAATGTGCTGTTCAAAAGTTGTTAGTTCTTTAAAGTCTTTGGCATCACGCAGTACGTCTACTTCTTCTGGTCTCCAAAAGAATCCCAACTGTTTGTCTGTTAGTTTTTCGAACTGACGATACTTTAATGTGTCGTAACGTGCGATGTCAACACCGCCATCAAAAAACATAGTACGTGCCATGTTACTTTTTTCATTAACTTTAAAAACGCTCATTTTTTTATTATCCTTGATTATATAACGCAACTGTCGCAGTTTTCTTGATCGTCCAAAACTTCAACAGGTTCGTCTTGTTTTTGCGTAAGTTTGTCTACATCAATTTCACCTTGGCCATCCATGGTGTTAAAATAGTACAATTGTTTAGTACCATATTTATAACACATCAACACATGCTTCAACATCTCACTCATTGGAATCTTTTCGTCTTCATAGTAGTGAGGATTGTAACTGGTGTTTACGCTGATACCTTGGTCAATATACTTCTGCAACACAGCGCAGAGTTTTAGGTAGCCTTCAGGCGATTTTTGGTCCCATAAGAGCTCATATTTGTTCTTAAGGCGTCGATATTCAGGCACTACTTGCTTGAGTACACCGTGCTTGCTCTGTTTAACACTGACAAAACTTCTCGGCGGTTCAATACCATTTGTACTGTTTGAAATCTGTGCACTAGTTTCTGCTGGCATCAAGGCCATAAGGGTGGCATTGCGCTGTCCGTATTGTTGTGCTTCGCGGCGCAGTTCTGCCCAAGGCATACGTTCTTGATGTGCGACCAATTCATCAACATCCTGCTTACGTGTGTCAATTGGTAAAATACCTTTGGCACTTTTTAGATCATGCCAACGGGTGCAGGGTCCAAATTCTTTGGCCAACTCTACGCTGGCTTTAAGCAAATAGTAACTCCATGCTTCTGCATATTCATCAACTAGAGCAAGAGCGGCTGGGTCACTGTAACTGACATCATGTTTGGCCAAGAAGTAGGCAAAGTTGATAATGCCAATGCCCAAAGGACGAAATTCCTCTGTTCCTAACCGAGCAGCCAGCACAGGATAGTTCTGATAACTCAGCAAAGCATCTAGTCCACGTACAGCCAAAATACACATACGTTCAAAGTCCTGAGGCTGTTTTACATTGCCCCAGTTGATAGCACTCAGTGTACACAGTGCAATTCTGCCATTGGGATCGTTGACATCTGTTAGTGGTGTAGTAGGCAAATCAATTTCGCAACACAAGTTGCTCATCTTGATAGGCGCACGGTCTTCCTGGAAGGGACTGTGTGTGTTTGCATGGTCTACGTTCTGTAAGTAGATACGTCCTGTGTCTTTGCGCTCCTGCATAAACTTACCAAACAATTCAACTGCTTTGTAAGTCTTTTTGCGTAGACGTGTGTTACGCTCTGCACGTTCGTAGAGTTCTTTGAACCGTTCTTGATCATTAAAGAATGCTTCGTACATTTCAGGCACGTCATGTGGGCTAAAGCAAGTAATGTCGCCACCCGAGATCAAGCGTTCGTACATCAACTTGTTAAACTGTATACCGTAGTCCATGTGACGCACACGATTGTCCTCTGTGCCTTTGTTGTTCTTCAATACCAATAAGTCTTCGACTTCCAAGTGCCAGATAGGATAGTACAAGGTAGCAGCACCATTGCGTACACCGCCCTGACTGCAACTGCGTGTAGCACTTTGAAAATGCTTGTAAAAAGGAATCACACCAGTGTGGTAAGCATCGCCACTGCGAATAGGCGAACCCAACGCACGAATACGTCCTGCACCAATACCAATGCCGGCCTTTTGACTTACATAACGTACAATGCTGCTTGCAGTAGCATTGATACTATCAAGACTGTCATCAGACTCAATGAGAACGCAACTACTAAACTGTTTTTGCGGTGTGCGTACACCAGCCATAACTGGAGTAGGAAGACTAATGTCGTGATTGCTAACAGCATTATAATAATCCTTTACCCATTGCAGCCTGACGGACCGATCATAGTTTTGGAACAGTGTTGCTGCAATAAGCATGTATGCCACCTGTGGTGTTTCAAAGATTTCGCCAGTGACACGATTCTGTACAAGATACTTGCCACGAAACTGTTCCATGGCCACGTAAGTAAAATGCTCGTCTTTGTGATGATCAACTGCTTGCTCTAATTCGGCCCACTCTTGTTCAGAATAAGCTTCTAATAGACCGCGATCATAAAATCCATTGTCTACATTTTTCTTTACAATGTCTAACAATGACCATGGCTCGTAAGCACCATAGACTTCTTTGCGTAAATGATAATTAATCAGTCTGCCTGCCACAAACTGATAGTTTGGAGTTTCTTCGCTGATCAAATCAGCAGCACTTTTGATTAAGGTTTCCTGAATGTCACTGGTTTTGATACCATTGTAAAATTGTAAATGACTTTTAATTTCTACTTCACTGGCACTCACTCCAGTGATATCTTTGGTGGCCCAAAAAACTACTCGATGCAGTTTTTCTAAATCTAGTGGTTCTCTCTGTCCGGTTCTTTTGGTAACTTGAATGGATGTAATCATTGATCTCTCTTAAACTAATTGTTCTAATTTTAACTCTTGAGTACTGATAACTTTTTTCAGCACTAAATCTTTTTTAACTTGTGTACTATTTACAACCTCGTCATGGATGTAATTAAGCACATATTTTCCTTTGTCAACATAGACTAAATTATACTGTTCTTTGTTTTCGGGGTCTACAAAAACTTTGATTTCGATTTCTACTTTGTGTTGTGACAGATATAAAGTATACACTATTGCTAGTGCTTTTGCAAGATCACAGTAGTAATTATCATAAATTAATTCCCAAGGATTGGGCCACTCATCTACAAAATCGAAGTGTAAATAATTTTTTACAAATGGAGCATAACTCCAAAGGTGTGCTGTTTCTGCAAGAGCCTGGTCTAAAGATTTGTCCGAAATGGTATTTCGAAAAGACTGCCATGAACGCAATCTTTCATGCGGTAGGAGATTCCACATTAACTAGTTAATGAATTTATTGTAAATGTTAAATTTGCATTGTAAGTATTGGCACTTACATTAGCGGTTACTTGAGTATACAAACTACCTATTTGATTGATTCCTAACTCAACACCGGTATCTCCAGTTTCCACCCACTCTTCATCATAGGCAAGATCTGCAAGATATTGTGCTATTCTAATTGTGCCTGTTCTCACATTGGCGTTACCGCCGGCATCTCTTTGTCGGACAATATTGTAAGTAATTAAAACACCAGGTTGACTAGTATCAAATTGACAATTAGTAACATTGGAAACCAAATTGGCTTGCAAAACTTGGCTATATTTG